TATCAGCTCGCGGTGGCCAACGAGATGATAGCCGTAACTTCAACATTCTTAGGTCATATTTCATACAGAATGCCACGTTCAAAACACAGTTACCCGCTTTCGTCAGAGAATGCCGGAGCCTCAAACAATTTTGGGGATTTATCCAACCAGCATATTCATCATATAGAGAGCGCGAAAACTTCATTGCGACAGAATTCACCCCATTATTCGATTATTTTGAGTGCTCCAATTCCACGCCTTCAGACCTGCATATCACTGATGGCCTGAAAAGTTACGATGAGCGTGGCGTAAATGAGGCCTGGACAAAAGCGCTAGATAGGCGGAGTACAGACCCTGAGGGGGCAATAACCGCCTCCAGAACACTGGTCGAAACTGTTTGTAAGCATATCCTTGATGACCTCAATGTTTCTTATGACCGAAATCTTGATATGAGTGAGTTATACAAACTTACATCGAAGGAATTAAATTTATCTCCCGATCAACATGGTGAGCAAATATTTAAACAAATACTTAAAGGCTGCTCTTCTGTTGTAAATGGGCTTGGAACATTACGGAATAAATTTGGCGATGCTCATGGCATAGGGAAAAAACCAGTAAAACCTGCGGATAGGCATGCATTGTTAGCTGTAAATCTGGCAGGTAGTATGGCTGTTTTCCTCATTCAAACATGGCAAAACCTATCGAAGGTCTAGGCAACTATAACGCTACTATGAATTAGCATATTTCAAGCAAGGAAAACTCATTATGAGCAAACGACGTCCAACCCATCAAGAGTTGTACTACCAATCAATTGAACGAGAACAAGAAAGGGAGAGATATAACCAGTTTTTAGAAACTAATGGTTATGACAATACCCCTGACAACGCGAATTTATATACAAATCGGCAAGGGTATACAGGGAACAAGGCCAGAGAAACTATAATGATGTTGGCTGGTTCGCTACCCTATATGTACGACTAATAGCAAATTGGATATACCTGAAAGTGCCATTAATTATTGGGTAGCGCCAATATACGTTACTGCTGGTCTTCTGCGTAAATACCCGCTGATATAATCGCACCACCGATACGGCGACGGCCATAGAGGATCGGCACCGGATTACCCTGGGCAATGGAGTTAACGGGCCCACCAAAGGCATAAGATGGTTTATTGTCGGGAGATTCGCGCACTGAAAGCCCCCCCTTGCATCGGGGTGAGCATTTGAACTATCCCGCCGATCGCCATCGATATCCCTATCGCTCCAACCAAATCGCTCGCCCACAATGCCGTGCCCCAGGGGGCGAAGGTTCCGATGGCTAACAACGCGACGCCGAGGATCGTTTGAAACAACCCCGCCTTTTTGCTCCCAATAATAACGGGCGCAATGCGGATTTCATGGCTAATGCCGAAATCCAGTTCATCACGCGCAAGGTTTCGCTTGCCGTCAAATACAGCGTAAGTTAACCCCTGTGCCTTGCTGGTCATCAGGAACTTTTCAAAGCCGGGTATAATTACACTCAGAGCCTTGATAGCTTCCTGACGGCTTTCAACCGCCAGACGGTGAACTCGGCCAAACGTAGCGCCCAGAACGCCATAAAGGCGGATGGTTTTCAGTTGTTGATACTCAATTGCTACATTCATCGTGTGCTCTCCTGTTAAATACCCGTAAATTCAGCAAGTCTTTGCTGCTGCTCTTCGCTCATATCAAACGCAAAATCTTCATGCTCTGCCTGCCACGTACCAAACGACATCAGGAACGAGACGGCGGGGTCTATCTTGTTGGCAGACTTCTTCTTGTTCGGCTTAATGTTGGCGTTGGCGTCGGTCTCCATCACCACATTGCTCATCGCCCACGCCAGCACCGGATCGCCGTTATGCCGGATAACACGGCGGTTAACGAATACCTCTGCGGATTTAGCCACCGGACTGAATTTAAGGTAGGTTTGCGGGAATGGCTCAACGTCCAGCCCTGCGCCCTGCAATTGGGTTCGTAAGTGGGTAGCGTTCCAGGTATCAAAGCCCACCAGCGTGATCCCGAATCGCTCCGCATCCCGTAAAATATCATCACGGATGCGGTCATAGTCGATGCAATCACCCGGCGTGATGCGTATCCAGCCCGCCTTGGCCCACTGGCGATAGATAGCCCGGTTTTTATTGGCGACGTTCTGTAGCTGCGCTTCTGGCAGGTAATGACGGGTTAAAAGCAGTAGTTCTCGGCCAACGGGAAAGGTGTAGCACACACTGGCGATATCCCCGGTAGAGGACAGGTCAAGCCCGGCGTAACACTCCTGACCGTCCAGATCGTCTTCGGTGTAATCGTCCTTACATCTCTCCCAGGCACCCGCTCCCATCCACGGCGTTGCACCCTGACACCAGACGTTAAACCGCTTGGTGAGCATTTCCACCCACTGCGACGGAATGCCCCGCGCTTTCTGGATGGTATCGGCCAGCGCTGCCGCATCCACGGATACGTTAAGATTGGGATTGGCTTTTATCCATAGCGCCGGGTCGTCTATCTCGCTTTCGTCGTCCAGCTCGTAAATCAACGCGAACAGCGAATTATTTACCTCGTCACCGTCCAGAATCTGGCAACAATAATCATAATGTTGCTTACAGGCCGACACGACATTGCTGCCGGAAGTGGTGATCGCAAACAACAAGGCTTCCGGTCTGGCACCCATGCCCAACTCAAGTGCTGAATACACCGCGTTATCAGGGTGTAGGTGGTACTCATCCACCACAGCAAGGCTCGGGTTTGTCCCTTCAATGGTGGACGCTTTCGCCGCCAGCGGCTTTAACAGGCTGTTGGATTTGGGGTAAATCATCTTGTGCTGCTGCACGGTGAGACGCTTTTTCAGCGGTTTGGACAGCAGACACATCTGACGGGCATCATCAAACACGATACGCGCCTGATCGCGACTGACGGCAGCGGTGTAGATATCCTGCTGGCCGTGCTCCATCACCAGAAACCAGTTAGCCAGCATCGCCGCTACCGTTGATTTGGCGTTCTTACGCGGCACCTGAATATAAGCGCTGCGATACTTGCGCCGCCCGGTGGCCGCAACACGAAAGCCAAGAATGTTGGCAAAGGCGAACTGTTGCCACGGCTCCAGCACAATAGGCTGACCGCGCAACGGCCCTTTGACATGGGGACAAAGGCGAGAAAAAGCGATAAAACGCGCTACAGAGTCCTCATCGAACGTATACAGCGGGTTATTCAGGTCGGAAAAGTATCGCTCTACGGCCTGTTTTACCCGCTTACACGCCGGAATTTCACCGCTTTTTATCGCTTCTGCGTAATCATTATAGGCGGTCAAGTTCATCATCCTCGTCGGTTTCCACCGGATTGCGGCGACGTGAGACCGGATCAAAGCCCAGCAAAGACGACATTTTTATAATGATTTTTTCCGCGTCAGATTTGGCTTTCAGCGCCGGGTTACTGGTTGTCGCACCGCGTGAACCTTCAACCGAAAATCCGCGCAGGGCAATGTCTTCAACGGCTTTGCGGTACATCGAGTAATTAACACAATACAATTCCAGATGGTTCCAGTCGGCGGGCGTCAGATCGCCCCGTTCAGCAAGTTGTTTAGCTTTTGTCTTCCACTGCTGGACGGCTATCTCATCAAGATAAAAAGGCGGTTTCGGTGGTCGTGCCATAACGTCTTATTTCCTTTGGGCTTACTGCAATTAAAAAAAATGCTGTGCGTAAAAATTTGAGGGGGTGGTCGGTTCCTAGCGAACAAGGTTTTGTCCTGAAAACGCCCCCCACCCCGTCAACGGTTGCGAAACGCCTCCCGAATCTCCCGATCCCGTTCGGTGGTGCGTCGTGGCGTATGCTGGCCTGTTGCCTTGTCTTTGCACTCCCTGAACTGGTCACGGCTGCGCCTCAAGCCGGCCATCATCTGATTGATCTCCTGCTCAGTCATGGCCTACCTCATACATCCAGTCATTACGCTGTGCTGCCCGCGCCTCCTGCTCCTGGTACATCCCTGCTTTACGGTTAGCCTTGGTGATCGGGTCTGATTGCGTGGTCTTGCGGTTGTGATGGGTTTGGCATAATCCCTGGTGATTCCAAACTGGCCAGAACAACACATCACTTTCGCCCTCTATCGGGATGATGTGATCCACGATGGTGGCAGGGGTATACACACCATCCTTGAGGCAGTGAGCACACAGCGGATTAGCACTGAGGAAGTGGCGGCGATATTCTCCCCATCGATTGGAGTAGCCGCGTTCGGTTCGGGTGCCACGTCTGCTGTCGCTTTGGCGGCGGGCTTCTCGCTTATGCTGGTCACACTTGCCTGACTTCACACGCACGTTACAGCCTGGCTCGGTACAACGGCGTAAAGGTTGATAGGGCATCAGTACACCCCCGGATCACGATAGACTGACCACAATGCAGAAATAGCCAGCGGGACTTCTTTTACCTCTACATCGCTAACAGTGGCGCGGTATTCATAAAGCTGGGAAACGTACATCAGGCAACCCATCTTAATGGCAGGATTAAATTCCAGCCCATCATCAAAGCGTTTACCGATATGTTTCTGACACACCTCCAGCGCCGCAGCGATATAGCCCTGAATCAGCACATCTTCATCATCAGCATCAACACGACAATGTAGCTTTGCTTCTGCCAGCGTAATCATTTCAGTCACGTTTCACCCCTCCCTTACACAGCAACTCAAGACGGGTAAAGGCTTCATCAGGAATGGCTGACACGATGTTGTAGGCCATCGCCTCACGGCCTTTCTGCTGCCAGATAAGACGACTGGCGCTGGTCACATCAGCCCGGTATCGCATCCAGACACGGAAACTCACTTCTGCCATTTCCGCACCGGCTGACACTAATTCACGTCCGTTTATGCCTGTTACCTGCGCCCACACCGTAGCCGTATCGCGCCATTCTTGAATAACCTGACCGCCTGCATCCCGATAGGTTGTAAAGTGTTGAATCGTCACCCGGTGACGTAATCCGCCGGCTCTCACGGCTTCGCCTCCTGTTTCACCTTCACTTCCTGTTTCCATGCCTGGCTGAACTCGTCGCCTCCTTCGCGTGGTGGCATCCCTTCACGCTCCCGCGCTTCATTCGGACACATCACCCCGGACTTGATCGCCGTCTCGTAGCTGGTGAAGCGCTCTTGCGGATTCGCACGTAGCAGATCGGCAGAATCGAATTCCACCTGATAGCGAATGCCGGGAACGCGGGGCGTGATTAACAGCGCGGCCTTGATTTGTTGCTCAAAGTTGGTCAGCCAGGGGCGCATGGTCATGGTGAGAAAGGCACGGCTTGCCTCACTGAAATTGCTGTAGGTACTGTTGGAATATTCCTGTAAGAAGATAGGCGACACGTTGAACATGCGGGCAATGTCTTCAATCGTGAAGCGGCGGGACGCCAACCACTCCGCATCCTGATTACTCATGCCTAACTGCTCGTATTCCATGCCGCCTTCAAGAAGGGGAGTTTTCCCGGCATTACGCGCCCCTTTATAGCGTTCCAGCGAACCCATTACCTTTTTGCCGTTAGCGCCATCCAGCCAGTCCTTAGCCTTGATAATGCCCGACGCCATCATGCCGTTTTTCATAATGCTCGCACCATGTCGCTGTTGAGCTAGGCCAAGCCCCAGCGTTTCCCGGCAAACGGTGACGGGAGAACGGCCTAGAAAACCGTCATCGGTGGCATAGCGCAGGTGTAACACTTCTTCCTGAAGGTAAGTTCGCACTTCCCCGTTGAATGGCTCAGTAATGGTGTAGGTAAACCGATGCGGCTTGATGCGCTCCGCGACTACCGCATGAGGGGGATAAGGATGCAGGGATTTAGGCTGACCATCGCGCCCCCACTCAATCACGGCGTAGGCGTTACCATTCAGCAGGCAATGGCGCATCATGGTGCGTTTGAACTGGTAAGCCGTCTGGCAATCGTTAGGCGATTCATTCAGCAGGTAATCAACCGGATGGGTATGCAACCATTCCCGCGCTTCCCGGCCATTATCATTCGCTACCCGATACAGGTAACACCGCATAGAAGCCACAGCCTCACTGATTACCGCCACGGCATTCATGACCGCAGGCAGGGACTCCGCTGTACCGGGGGAAACGTATTCGCCTGATCCGGTATTGGGAATCCCTGCCATCGCTAGGAACTCATCGATAGTCATGCTGCGCTGTTCTGTTTTACGGCGATTGAAAGGCCACATATCACAACCCCGCCAGTTCAGCCCAGCGGCGACGGTTATCATCGGTGCGGCGTAATTCAGGGTGTTGGGCAAACAGGGAACGCTGTGCAATCTCTACGCCGCTTTCGGGGTAGGCGGGCATACTGGTGACGGTGATTTCCCGCAGTTCGGCAGCGGTAACAGTACGCACGTAAGGCGTTGGCGCGATATCCCAGGACTCTTTAAGCGCCCGGAAGCCAAAACTCATGCCGGAAATATCACCACGCTCCACCAGCGTTAACACATCGCGGCCTAGCTGTGTATCCGGTGGGGTAAGCTCAAAGCGTAGCCCGATATTGTCTTCCGTCAGTACCAGCGTACCGGACTTGCGACGGCCAAGCAGTTGGGTGTAATCATGTTCAAACAGCGCCCGCACATCGTTACCAGAAGCCAGACTTTCTGCAAATGCCCCCGCCGCAAACTGCTCGACAAACTCGTCCCAGATAACCTCAGACAAGCTGTTCCAGCGCACGGCATAACCCACCAGCTTTTTCTCGCTGGCGGTCACTTCTGAGGTACGGACTTCAAACTCAATCTTTTTCATGTCGGGACTCCATCAGACAGGAAAGGGGCCGTAGCCCCTTCAATCAGGCGTCAGCCAGTTCCAGAATTTTGATCGCGTTGGAGTCCACCACACCGCCGCCCAGGTACTTATCGGTATGCACCTTATAGAATCCAGGCTCGGTGATATTGTCCGGGCGAGTACGCACACCCGTTGTGTGATCGACAATGAAATAGCCACGCTTGAAGTCACCTACCGCAAGAAAGGCTTCCCCGGCTTCGGCGTTCGGCAGGGTTTCAAGGTAGTGAACAGGACGGCCAAGCAATGTATCGGGAGAATCCGCCACCAGCCGATCACGCCAGATGTAATCACCATTGCCGTTTTTCAGCTTCTGCAACGTGGCAGCGGTATTGGAGTTCATCACCCATACGGCATTTTTGCGGTATTTGGCTTTCAGCTTGTACAGCAGGTCGATCAGGCCATCAGAGGAAACGGCAGCAGTTTCCATCTTCTCCAGCGTGCCGAACGGGCGGGTTTTGTCGCTGGTGGCCGCACGAGGGTAAGCCAGGAAGCCTTTGGATTTTT